CAGACTGCTTTTCCTACCGTTTCTTTATTTTTATCAATCCATCTGGTTAATTGAATTACACCTGCTATCATCTTTTGCAGTAAATCAACCACGCCAGTTCTTATTGCATTAAAGAATGCCATGTTTAGTGCTCCAATACTGGCTTTTAATCTATCGAGTAGGTACGAAACGGATTGAGTTTGCAGCTGATATGCTTCATTCAAAGCTTCTGTATCACCCCGTATCCCGCTTAACACATCTGTAAATTTTTCGTAGTTATTGATCCAAGTTAACAACGCTCTCGAGCCTGTTTCGGAAAGTGCTAATTGTTGCAAGAAAGCTCGTTTTTCATCATCTGTAAGTCCTTCAAGCTTTTTTCTTAGTTGATCAACAACTTTTGTTAATCCAATAAACTTTCCATTTGCATCGTACAGGAAGATTCCTAATTCCTTAAACTTATCAGCTTGTTGAAGCATATCCATGAATGCTCCTTCTGCTGCATTTGCTGCTTCGGATGATCGAAAGCCCGCTGTTGTTAGTGCTGTATAACCTGCTAATGCTTCTTGTAAACTAACACCTAAATTTCTTGCTGATGGTATGAGTTGTCCAAAATCTCTTGCTAATTCTTCGTATGTTAATAGCCCTTTCTTAACTGCTTCAAACTGCATTGCATATATCGTGGAAAGATTATCTATACTTAATCCATATGCATTGATGATAGAAATAGCACTTTGGAACGTAGTTGTTAAATCTGTTGCACCAGCAATTGATGAAATTGTAGTAGCTTTTAAAACGTTTAAGCTATCTTTTGCTTCAACACCGGCTGATCCTAGCATATACAAAGCATTATTAAGCTCGTCTAAAGGCTTTCCTGTTGCCATGGATAAATTAATTAATTGTTGTTGCATCTCTCTGGCTTGATCACTTGTCATTTGCATCATTGTTCTTGCATTCTGGAATGACTTTTCTACCTTGGCTGCAAAATAAGTAGACGCACTTACTGCCCCCGCTAATGCTCCTGTGAGTGCAACAGTGTATCTTAATGCAGTATTGATCGCGTTTGAAAATTGTTGCAGATTTCTTCGAACGTTATCCATTTTCTTTTGGAAAGAATCCAAATTTCGTGAGACGGTTCTTAGCACGGGGCTAGCTGAATCGGAAGCTTTGATAACTATTCCCAATGTTTCTTGCGGCATCGGAATCACCTGCCTTTATTCTTATTTGCGAGCTGTTCTACAAAGACTGTTTTAAAAGCTATTAAAAAGACAATCCAGTCTACAGGCTGATCTAAAATTCCTCCAGGTTCTGGAAGATTAATTATGTTCCCCTTGTGATCCACGTATGCTAGAACAAACTGAAAGTAATTCTCTCTTATAAAGTCATACATTTGTCTATCTTCTTCCGGAATATTATTTCCCATTTTAATATCGGAAAGCATTAAATTTAGCCATCGTTTTAGTTTGTATCCTTCAATCTTTATCATTGGCTCAACACTTTCGAATAATTTCTTTTTCAATAGCTCAACTGTTTCATGTTTTAACATTCCGCAAGTCTTTGCATTTATGGGGGCGTTTTCGCTCCATCTAAGAATGTGAAACGGGAGAGCTTCGATCACTCCCCCTTGTTTTATGAGATTATATCCCCTTACGGTTAGCTTTTTGTATTCAATCCAGCTACCATCCTCAAACTCCAAAAGCATTGCTACCACCGAGATTGTACATCTCTTGTAATTCGTTCCAGATGTTTAATAGTGTAGTAGCTTCAATTTTCTTCATATTTTCCAGATTCACAGGAACAGATTCACTCCAGCTTTTGATTACTTTGGTAAGAAATTTATATGGTATTGTGTTTAATGCTGCAAAATCTACTACTGCATTTCCATCTCTAGTAACTTCTATCTTCGATGATTTAAATATCTCCATAGCTTCTTCTCTCAATTCTGCAGTTAATTCCTTGGGTACCTCGATCCAAGTATCCGATTCTTTATTTACCACTTTTTTGTCTTTGATATAAAGTTTCACGGTTTCATTAGAAGCAAATAAACCCATTTAATCACCCCTCATATCAATATGATCCAACTGTATTGGTATAGTCAGAAACTTTTATAATATCGCCTGAAAGAGGAATAAGAGCGGTAAATTCTGCCTTTAGCATTATCTTGTCTGGTCCACTAATATCATGTGTCATGTTGGAGAATAGCAATCTTGGAATGTAAATTTGAATTGTATTTGTAGCATCTTTTGCAAGTTCAATCCCAAGTGCGGCTTCTGTAAAGTTCTTAAAATTGGTATATTCTCCAGAAACTGTTGTTGGATCAAAAATGATATCTATTGACCCTGTAATTTCCAATAGGCCAGCTTCAAGTGATTTCCTTTTTCCTGTTCCGTCTAGTCTGTAATCGTCAGTATCTAAGTTATTATTAATCGAAAGTTCTATGCTTGAATAAAGATCCGTTGAAGTTGTAAATTCGTCTGTGTAGAGAATAAGTTCTTTGAAGTAATATGGATCATCGCCTGGCGTGGTTAATGTTCCTTGTGTAAGTGAACCTGAAAGTTCTTCTTTTCCAACAAAATCAGCTGTAACGGTTGGAATTGCTCCTACACTTCCAGAGAATCTGAGTTGATTTAATTTCATTCCCAAATATTTAAAGCTTTGTCCTGAGTGATTTACTTCAATTGATGCGCTCGGCAAATCTTCAGATAGACCGATTGGTGTGATTTGTGTATATTCATCTCCAGAAGAAGAAACAGCGTCTGGATCTATAAGAGTAGCTTTTCCTAATGCAAGATAGAATAAAACGCCTGCAGTTTCTGGATATAGTTCTACTTCCAACGAGCCTTCTGCTCCAATTTTTCCAGGAGCTAATGATTTAATTCCTCTTACTCCAAGCAAAGCTTCACTTCTAACAGCGTCAACTTTGTGGTTCAAACTTTCACTCTTGAACGGGAGTTTATATTTTGCTGTTGCTTCTGTGCCAAACAAACTTTCTACTCCCAGAAGTACACTGGATTTCGCACCTGTGTAAGCCATATTTCACACCTCCATTACTCTTCCCATTGTATGGTAAACTGTACAAACACAAATAATCTGTGTAGATTGTTGACATAGCTGTATTGAATTTCCTGAATCTCATAATAACTAAATGTACTTTCTAGAACGCTTTCAATATCTGCAATCTTTGTATCTGCTGTTTCGTAGGCTGGATCTGGTGTTCCATCAACCGAAAATAAAATAGCCATGTTGCAAGTGTAACGTTTTCTCGTGCTCGTAAGATACTCCGGGATTATCTTGTCAATAAACACGGTTGCATTGTTTGCTTTTTGCAGCGCTCTATCATCTGCAATTGAAACGTTATCAAAAATGTTTTCCAGTTGAGTTATAAGGTTTCTTACCGTGCTAAACATTTTCCCACGCCCTTATTAGTTCATCTATCCATTTGGATAATTTGAAATCTCTTACTGCATCATTTAGATAACTTTTTCCTTCTGTACCTTTTTGTGTTATTTTGTACCATACTGCCCAAGCTACATGTCGGCTTTGTCTACCTTTGATTTGTAACTTTTGTTGAACCCATTTCAAAATCGGTTCAAATGGTGGTCTATGTGGTCGTGTTCCATATTCTACAAATGGAGCATATTGTAAGTTTGTAAATACTTTTACTTTGTCATAACTTATATCTTTCACAGTCCAGGATTGGCCTAAACGCCCGGTATTGCTTGCTCTCTCGTGTATGTTTTTAACTATTTTTTCTTCAAGTTCCATTCCTGCTGCCAATAAAACTTTACGCAAGACTTCACGAAATCTGTCATCTGATACATACCTTCTGATTTTTACCAGCTGTTTTTTGTCAACGCTGATGTCAATCATAAATCCCACCCGCGTGCGGATCTGTAATAATTTGCTAAGTATCTAAGATGTGGTTTAGTGTTGTCATATTGCTGTGAGGCATTCTGTATTGAGTAGGAATTAAGCTTCTGAAAATCTCCCATGATCATTTCATAACAATCGGCAAGAACATTATTCCAATCTATTACCTTTGCCTGAACTACTACAACTCCATTAACAGCATTTGTAAATGTAATTTCGCCCGTTTCCTTGTCTAGTGTATAATCTGTTGTTTCAATGCTGTCTATAAACACTCTTTCTTTGTAGGTTTCATCTAAATGTCTGTACGGTATCTGGTATATCTTCCCTTCAAAATCCTTTGACTCTGCAACTATCAATTTGATTTCTGAATTATCTTTTATAATTTGTTGCAATTCTGCATCTGTGAAAATCTGGTTTATAGGATCTTTATCAGGAATTTTCATTCTGATGTATTCTAGATTAGTCATTTACATCACTTCCTTTTGCTTTTCTTTGGTTTAGCTTGTTTTTTAACTTCTTCTACCTTCTTTTCAACCTCTGGTTCTTTTTCTGGCTCTTGTTTAAGCTCAACTTCCTTTGGTTCAGGTATATTATTCTGTTCATAATGTCTGCGAAGTGTTCCGATACCCATTCTTTCACCTCCCTAAAAAAGAGAGCGGGATTAACCCGCCCTCAATTATTGTGTGATGATCTTAACTACTCTGTTTGCGTCCAAGAGTTTGACTGCATAGTGCATTGTTCCAGCAATTACTGTGGTTCTCTTTAAGATGTCCCTATCTTGTTCAATCTTGAGCTGTCTCTTGTATGCAAGTGCTACTGCATTCTTTCTTAATAACAATGCTGTGTATGTATCTGGTGTGCCAGTTGTTTTGGTTATTCTATCGGAAATTACAACAGGAATTCCTGCTACTTTTCCAATTGCTGCATAGCCGTTTACCATAACTGGTTGTCCAAATGCTGCTGCGTTAATGAAATTGCTATCTTTTAACAAGTCAGCAGCTTGTTTTGAGTGAACTACAAGTGCAAGAATGTCATCATAGTTTTCACCAAATTGTGCAAGTGCTTGAACTATTGCATTATAGTCAATTACTCCAGTTGCTGAGTAATCAACGGCAAGTGTAGTGCTTTCAAGTTCAGCTTTAATATCACTGTCAACTTTGTTAGCAATAACAATTCCAAGTTGTCTTGCAGCTTCGCTTATTGGATCTCCGATTGCAGTTAAAA